GATTTGGGAACGGGGGATACCACAGAGGGAGCCTTATTTTGGCTGTCGTCAATAGAGAATCCAAAAAGTTTTGCCATTGTATAATTTTTGCCTACTTTTCTATTATAGCACTATTTAGCTAATATTTTCACCACCTGCATTGGCACCAACACCTCTAAGTGCTTCCCACCACTGAACTTGCATTTCTACAGTAAATTCTTCAATAGCATCAACAGTCTCATATGAGAGATCTACTTGACTGATATTGGTTGGGAATACATCATGGAACTTATAAGTTCTAAGTGTAGATCCATCACGATCTAACTGGTGGACATATGCATCTGGTTGATAAATTGCTGGATCTTGAGCACCAGTAGCATCAGACATTTTGTTAATAAGATTCATCCACTTCTCAAACGCTGAACGAATTGAGAAATCTACATCTTGAAGTATAGTAATAGTCCATGTATCGAATGTTCTATCACCTGCTATCTTAAGAATCCTACCTCTAAAATTAACATCAATTGGTGTGATGTTTGATGCAGGAAGAGCAGCTGCTTTTACTAAGAATCTTGACTTATCTTTGACATCATTGTCAATAGCAATTGATTCTGGAAATGCCATTTCCACTTCAAATAGATTCGGTCTAGCACCACCACCTGCCAGTTTACTTTTGAATCCACTAATTGTTCTTAATGGTGGCCTATTAAATTGGGTTGCCATTTTACTTTATACCTTTAGTTAAACTGTACCGATTACTTCTTCAAATGAAATGCCAGTTCTGGTGGCAACAAATGTAAGACCAATGAAGTTAATTGACCTTGCAGGTTTAATAAAGATGTCTGCTACAAATTCGTTATTATCTATAACAGCACCAGTGTTATTTGTTTCATCGCAAATAACTCTGAAATCAAAGATACCTCTCTTTGCTTGAACATCTCTTAGGAATGGTTCAACAATATTTACAAAGTTAGTCCTTGTAATTTCATCGTTGAATTCAAAGAGTTGATCCTTGGCAGCAGCAGAGATTGCATTTTCAAGGTAGATAAACAATCTACGAACATTGATACGATCAAATGCAGATGATTTACCAAATCCAGTCTTATCACCGAATAGAATAATTCCTGCTCCTGGTGAGAAGATAACTGGATTGATTCTATTGGTATATAACTTATCTCTTTGTATTTGAGATGGAGTATATCCAAGTTTTACTGCATTTAGTACTGTACCTCTTGCAGTACCTGCTGGTGAGAACCAAGGGAAATTATTAATATCATTTCTAGCACACATTCCAGCAATGTCACCATTTAATGGAACATATCTGAATGTATTTGAAAATCTATCAAACATATACTTATATCCACTATCGAATACTGCATATGTTGATGATGTAATTGGTGCGTAGAAACTGATTACATTATTTGTAATATCAGCAGATGATTTTACTTCTGCTGTTGGTTGTCCTGCATTATCAATAAATGATTGCTTATAAGGTGAAATAAATGCAACTGCATCTTTTCTCAATTCAGCAACCGCAATTATCTTATTAGCAAGTGCCTGTGCTGTTTCTTTAGCATAAGATGCACATCCCATGAGTAGGAAATCAATATCATACTCTTCGGTATTTTCAAATATTTCATATCCAGCAACAAGACCAGATAAATCTACACTTAAAGCAGTGTCATTACCAATATCAGTTTGACCATCATAGTTTTTACCCCCACTTAAAGTATAAACTGCATTACCACGAACAGCAAATTTAGTATCTTGGGCATCTCTATCCCAAGTACTAGAAGTTACAAGATCAAAACCTGAACCACTTATAGTTCCATTCTTATTATTTAAAAATGCACTAACGGAAAGGTTACTAGCATCAAAAGTATCTGTTTGACCACCACAGAAAATATAACTTGAATTATTTTCTACAAATTTTCTCCAATAAGATGCAGAACCAGCAGAATATTCAGCATCTTTTGCCTTTGAAACACTTAGGTCTTTTTCAAGAACTGTTCCTGCATTACCTGTAATTACTCCACTATCATCAACTACAACAACATGAAGTTCATCAAATCGAGAATTTCTTGCTGCTGCATATGCAGAAGTACCTGGACGTTCGGCAATAGTGTTCCACTTAACATTATCACCATTGGTTATCACAATCTCTTGTGAATCAAACCAATCAGTATTTGTTGTAATTGTAGTAGTTCCTACACCAACAGCACTTCCTGAATTAAAGAATCTAGTATTTACTGCATTACTGAATTTATAGACTCCATTTGCCTGATAGTCTTGTAAAGATTCAACACCAGCTTCTGTTACGTGGGAAAGAACTTTAACACCAAGAGTATTAGCAGTATTATCCACTTCAGTAACAATACCTTTTAGATATCCATCAAGAACTGATGTTGTACCTGCACCTGCAAGAGTACTAGAAATTGGTTGGGTTATTCCCATTCCAATCACAGGAGAAATATTACCTCCATGAGTCAGTATTTGATCTGCTTTACCATCAATTATTCCAACTTTAATGTTGTTTGCCCAAGAACCTGGATTTCTTGCTGCTACAACTACATTAGAAATTTGATTCTCATCAAATCCTTTATTAATATAATCATCTAAACTATTAATAATAGTGGCAGTACCAGCATTAGTAGCATTTTGAAGTTGAGTATCAGATGCTCTTACAACACTAAGTATACCACCATATGCTAGATATGATGCAGCAACCATCCAATTTTCATAACTATCATCTGTTGATTTTGGTTTTCCAAAATTGTCTATTAAATCCTGTTCGCTTTCGCAAATTACGGGTATATTAACGGGTCCTTTCTCAGCAGTTAATACGATAGCAGCATTCTTATCTGTCGCAGAGTCTACTCTACCGATTGTTAAATCTACTTCCTTAACTAAAATTCCAGGAGATGCTAAATTGATAGGCATCTTATTACTCTCCGAGTCTCAGATTATTCTGAAATTATTTATTAAAATGCTCTTTTTCAATGGGGAAACAATGCATGAACATTACCAATCAGGATATTGCCAATCTACAAATGGTGCTCTCTTCTTTCTATTTTCTACTATTCTTCTAATCGTACATACTTTACATTCATATGAATATGATGATGCTGTAGCACTATTTTTACGAGTTCTATAAAACCCATCAATTAAATTTTTCTCTTCTCCACATACTCGACACTTTCTATCGTTGAGCAATAAATGCCCAAGTTTCAATTGATCGTCGAATTCCATTACAATACTTGAACAACTCCTACTACATCAGGTATCTCCATCATTAGTTTCTTTTCTATACCCTGCTTCAAAGTCATGGTACTCATAGCACATGTCTCACATGCACCACCTAATTTTACTTTAACATATCCTGTTTCATGTTCGATTTCATAAAGTTGAAGGTATCCACCATCAGCTTCAATATAGGGAATAAGTTCCTCTAACACTTTGAGTACATTTTCTTCTGTTAATTCCATTAGTCCTCTGTTGAAGCGTTAAAAATAATTAACCAGGCAATTGATAAAGTAATTATAAAAAATACTCTAATTGAACTGGGTGATGTGTCAATCATCTATAATCCCACATATATGAACGATCACCATACTCATCAGTATGCCATCTATCACCTTCATTGTCAACAAAACTATCCATATCTTCAAATCCATCTGCAATAAATCCAAATGGTGCCATATCTTGTTCTATTTGATTTTTTTGTTCTTCATAAATTCTTTTACGAACATCATTGTCCGTCATTTCTTTGAAATAATCTTGTGCAACTACCCAAGCAAATATAACAAGACACATTGCTAAGTCATCATTACATCCTTCTTCTGCTTCAAATGAATTTGCTTTTTGTGCAAATGTTGTTAATTCTGAAATCATATCATAATCATTAACTAATATCTTATCATCTTCTAAAAGAGTTTTTAAATTAGAACAACCTAATTTTTTAACTGCTGCTGTTGTTCTTACACCCAACTGACATTTCTTACCAGAGAATCCTTGTCCTACAATCTGACCATTTCTTCCTCTCATAGATGCCATAAGAAGATTATCATACTCTAAATCATATTGAAGAATACTTGCAACCTGATCTCCAATATCATTTACTTCTACCAATACAAATGATTCATTATATCCCTTAGCAACATCATGTATGATATTAGGAAATAGCATAGGTTTAATTTCATTATTCCTATACTTTGCTACTGCTTTATATGGAAACTCTGTAATATCAAAAACTATGAAAGCAGAATAATCATTACCCAATCCACGGGCAACATCAACTGTCATCATATAATTATGATCTTTTACTGGTTCTTCGTAAATATCAAGACCCGCATTTCTTGTTATAGGTTCTTCATATACAAGATTTCTAAGTTTTACTGGACTGATTAAGGTATTAACAGATCCTAAGAACTCACATTCAAACTCAATCTTAAATTGTGCTTCTGAGGTATTAGCAATCGTCTGTTCTTTCCATGCATCATCTCTACCTGGAACTTCACTCCAATGCACATCAGTTGGTATATAATCACTCTTTCCCTTCTCACTATCGTGCCACATACGATAGAAATGATTCATACCCCTTGGGGTAGAAACTATAATAACCTTAGTGGATTGTCCTGATGTAATAGTAGGATAAACGGATGCAAAGAAGTCATCTGCAATATGATTTGGAATGAATGCAAACTCATCAAGGAATATGACGTTGTAAGATCCACCACGAACAGCAGATGATGATGTAGAGTTTGCTGATATCTTTGACCCGTTCTCTAATTCTAATGAACCTTTATTCCAAGATATTATACCTTGCTGCATCCATGAAGGTAAATTTTCATATGCAAGTTGCAATCTGCCAAGTAAATCTCTAGCCGTGGACGCTTTGTTTGCCAGAACAGCAATGTTGACATTATCGTTAAAAACTGCATAGTGTAAAAGGTATGATATACAAGTGGTAGATTTACCTGTCTGTCGGGGCATCTTACAGATATTAAATCTATTCTCATGAAACCTCCTAATCAATTTCTCTTGGAAATCGTACATATTAAAAGGAACTAGTCCTTCATCAAGAGAGACTATTTTTATATACTTTCTAGTAAAATATATGGGATCATCTTTACACTTCAAAAACTCAAGAATATTATCCTGAGAAAATTGTATTGCAGTATTTGCTTTTTTTAGATTGGGGTTACCAAGGTATACATTATCAGACATAGGGTATTAGCACTTCCACTTTCTAAGTGCTTTATTGATCCTTGAATCTGGATCATTAGCAGTCTTAGAACTGGTAAGTTTCTTTTTCATTCCACCCATTCTAGCACAGAATGATTTTTTTCGGGAACCACCTTCTGGTTGTGGTGCTTTTAGATCAGAACCAGGATTCTCACGTTCGTAAGATTTTCTACCTTTTTCATTTAATCCACCTTCTTTATTCTTTCCTGCTTTCTTAGTCCAAGCAGCACCTTCTTGTACATAATCAAAATCATCTCTCCAAGAGTATGATTCACTTTTACTCTTACCATAATTACCAGCACCCTTCTTGCGACACTGAACTAATCTACCAGATGCATATGCAGAAGGCCAAACCTTTGCACTTGCTTTTACCTTATGATAACAAGCATCTTTCTTACCACTACCCTTTCCTTTCTTATCTGCCTCTGTTACTACTTCTTCTTTTACACCACGTTTTGCTTTATGCTCTGCTCTTCTTTGATCAATCATCTTACCTCTATCACTAGGTCCACCAGAAAAGGGAAGATCAAATACAGCAGGTTTACCCTCTCTACCAAACTTTCGTTTGTTTCTTACTGATGCTTTACCATAATCAGAACGTCCTTGTTCTTCCTTTGCTTCACCAACAGGAACACAGTTAGGAACTACTTTCTTTCCTTTCTTCTTCATTCCTTTCTGGGTATAACCATCCCAACACTTTTCGTCGAGTGTAGTTTCTTCTTTCATTTTTTTCTTATCAGTAGAAACGTAAGTTGGTTTTGCTGCACCAGATTTTGATTGTTGTCCTGGATCTGCTGCTTTCTTTCTTCTTGATGCAGACTCTCTTTCTGCCTTAGTCATACTTGCCCTCTTAGAAGATGATACACACTTAGGTGTTCCTTCTCCTGGTTCATCACTCGCACAAGTTCCACCTGTGACTACATTAACCCATCCACCTTTACCATCTTTTGATTTAGAACCTTTAAACCACTTATGTAAAGAACCCTCTGCAATTTTATTAATCCTCATACTTTTATCAGATTTCCAATCATAGGATGCCATTATCTCACTACCACCACCTTGTCTTACTGCTTGTAATTTTTTAAGTAAAACTTGTTTCTTTATCTGATCTGCTTTCTTCTGTTTTGAATCAATTTGTTTTTGTTGTTGATCTTCTGTACCAGGTCCAGCATCATCTTTCATTTGCTCATTAACCTCATGGTGACTTTCACCACATTCTATACAAGGATCTTGTCCACAATCATCACAATCACAATCAGATTTCTTTTCACTAATTTGTTCAGTGCCTTTCCATAATCCACCAGAAACAAGAGGTTTCATATTAGAAGGTCCAACAATATCCATAACCCTAGCAAAAGTTACACCATCAGAGTTCTCAATATTAATAGATTCTTGACTTAACTCTTTTTTAATTTCCCTTTTCATTTGCTCTCTGTCATTTTGCTTTTCGATTGCATCAGAAGAAGACTGGTTAGACTGCCTAAACTTCTTAACCTTTTCAACTTGCTTTTGACGCAACTGTTGTCTTCTTTGAGCTAAATCCACTTTATTACTCTTTATTACTATTATTTAGGAATTGTTGTTTAATCATCTTTGAAAGGTCACTAGTAGACCCTACAAAGACTGCATTATTGGTAACATTGTTTGTAGTGTTTGCCTTTTCTTCATCAACTTCTTTAACCTTCTTTTGCAACTCCATTAACTTATCAGTTGTATCAGCAACAGATTTTATAATCTGTCCTGCAACTTCATATGCCCTTGGACTTGCACTTTCACCCGCAAGTTCCATAATACCATTAAGGGACTCTTGACCCTTCTCAATCAAAGAATATAAGTTAGCACGTGTATATTCATAATCTTTTTCAACATCATCTGTAATATTTTTTGTACTATCTTTTCTCGTAATACATCCATTTTCTGGTGTATTACTTACTTCAATAGCACTAGTTGTGTTTAGTGCTTCATCGATAGGATCATAACTAGACATCGTTTTTAAAGAATATCAGATTGTTTTGTTGGACTATAAGTTTTACCATCATCAAAGAATTCATCAAATTCATTAAATCCGAAATCATCACCCAATTCTATTAATGCATCATCAGCAGTAGTTAATAACCCAATAATTGCTCCAGATGCATGTATAGCTCCAATAGAACTATCAAATGATCTCTTAACAATAATAGTAGTACTATCTACAACAGATACAACTTTCATAATTTCACTATCAATTACTAACCTACTATTAACAGTTAATGTCGTAGAATTATTTACAGAAATTCTAGTTTCGGTTGTTGTAAGATCTTCTGTTAAGGTTGTAGCAGTATCTCCATCATAATTCTTTAATGCCTTAGGTGTAGCAACATAACGCATTTGTCTTCTTGCAGATGGAAGAGTATCAGTAGAATAATCAACCTGAACCTTTTTAATAAGACCATCACTAGTTTTAGCAACAGGACCAAATAGATATGCTTTTGCAGTAAATTGTAATGTGTATATTAGAGCAGCTCTTGTACTAAAATCACCTTCATATTCATCCCTAAATGAAATATTATCTAATACTATTGGAATATCTCTCTTTTCTCCAATAGAACTTACTAAATTAATTGAAATATTAAATGATGGTTGAAAATATGGTAATATCTGTTCAAGAATTTGAAGTGCATCATCATTCAATTTTGAAAATATACTTAACTCAAATCCAATATTATATGGAACAGGCATAAAAACTTTTTTTAATTTATTACCGTCAGATGTGTCAGATGCCTTAAATGTTTGTGTTATTCCTGATTTTCTAGTTGGATCATATTGAACAGAAGTCATCTCAAATGACATTCTTGGAAGAGTTATAGCAACTGCTTTTGTTAAATTAGCTTGTTCTCTAATTTTTGAAAAGAACTTCTGCTGTGGTCCATAAGCAAGACCAACTTTGGTTTCATCTAAGGTACTGTCATCAATACCTTCATGTTTAATAAAGATATTATTAAACAATGTACCAAAACCAATAATGGTTTTACGAATAATTTCGTGATAATAATAAGTACCTAACATTAATATTCTCCAAATGGATTCCTTTCACTAAAATCTAATAATCCTTTACCTTCGGTTTCAATATCCTTATTAGCATCATAAGGATCATCAAAACTATCTGTACTGTAAGAATCTACAATATATGTAGCTGATGATATTCCACCAATAACTGCTTCTCCAGCATAGAATGAACCACTATTCAATGAAACTCTTAACTCAATTGGTGGATAAGTTGGATTAATATCAACTCTTCTCTTAAAGTCCTTAACCCTAGCAGTTACTCCCGAAGTCTGACCTGTAACTATTTCATTATATATGAAAGTGCCTATTCCAGTAGTGCTTATTCCAGTTATTGATACTGCACTTGTTGCAGAAGTATATCCAGATCCAGTATTATTAAATCTAATATCCACAATCTTACCTCCACTCATAATTGCAGTTGCACTTGCAGAAGTTCCTGTGGTAACTCCAGCAAATTCAACTGTTGGCGTAAAGGCATATCCTCTTCCACCTTCAGTTATAGTTACAGAAGTAATACCTGTATTAACTATTCCAAACGTAACAGCAGCACCTGCACCTCCTCCACCTTCAAGAATAATTAATGGTGGATTATCTGGATCATATAAAGTTCCTGGATCAGTTATTACTATCTCTTTAAGAGAATTAATACCACCAATTGATGTGGTTATTGCTACTGCCCTAGCTTGAACACCAGACACTGATGGTGGAGATGATATTATGACTGTTGGTGCAGAAACATATCCAGAACCATCATTTACAATATCAATGAAACCAAGCATTCCTGTGGTTCCTCTTTGAGCTACACCAGTTGCAGTTATTCCAGTACCAACTAAATTTAATTGTGTTATATATCCTTCATCCTCCACTGTATTATCAACTTCCTCAATAGTAGTATCCACAAGTTCATTCTCATATTCATAAAGTTCACAACTTAATTCATAGGTATAATTTTTACCTAATTGATAAAATGGTTTCTCAGATTCTACTCTTTTAATTTCAAATAATCTTTCACCAAGTGGAAAATATATTAAATCACCTTCTTTTGGTCTTGTAATTAAATCTTCAAACGTATATTCGCTAATACTACCTTCTCTGATACCAGCACTCATACCTTCCAAAAATGGTGCTATAAATTCTTCATATCTTTCTTTGGATATTGTAAGACTAACCTCATTTGTTAATCTTAAACCAAATTTACTTAAAACATCACTATTTGGGTTATATCCTTCATAATTATTTAAATATGCTTCAATAATAAATGAATCATCAAACTTAGATGATTGTACTTCTTTAATAATATTATCAGTCTTAAATACTTTTCTGGGAAGATAATAAACCTCTATACCGAACATTTGCAACTGTTCATTAATAAGATCTTGAACTAAAAATTGCTCACCTTTGGATCCTTGTAAAAAATAAGAATTTAATGCCATATTTTATCAACCTATAAGATCAAGAGGTGGTAACTCATATTCAAGAGACATTTTTGATTGAATTGCTTCAAGATCTCTTTCTGCATCATCATATATTTGCCTTCCATTTAATTCAATCCCACCAGGAAGTTTTACTCCTTGAAATTTAATTAAATTTTGTCCCCATTGTCTCTTAACTAAAGCAGTAAGATATTTTTTCAAGAATGTATCATTATAAACACCAGTAAAGGTATTTGGATCTAACGCCCTATAACAATCTAAAATTATAAAAGTATCAGTAGTTTCACTTCCCCAATCAATATCTAAGTATAACCTATCTTGTCTTTTATTATATCTAATTTGCTTATCTGTAGTTAACATCATATCAATATCTTCTAGATATGATTTTGTCATTGAATAACTTAAAAGACCATTATATCCAAGATTAAATGCAACATCATTTAGAAATAGTTGATATTTAACACTAAACATACCATTAGAAATAGCACTAGTATCAAATTTAAATATTCTTTCTACACCAATTACAGAATCTGGAACTTGAATAAAATTAGAAGTTTCATACCAATTAGAAATAAGACCACCAAAACCAGGTATATCAGTAGAAGTTGCAGTAGTAGTTACAATACCAACGGTATTTGAACTACCAGCTTTATTATTTGCCTTTCCCCTATCAATATCATCTTGAGTTAATTTATATTTAAGATACATTCTCTCAACACCATCAAAATGACGTTCATTAAATAATTGAATAGCATCATCTACTAAATCATCTAATTGATCGTCATCAACATTAATTTCTAATACTGGTGCACCTAATTTTCTCAAACAATAATCTACTAACTCTTGTCTAGTTGTTGGTTTTGCCATTAGAACGAACCTCCATCAATGATTCCACTTAATTGAGTAGCAGTTAACC